AAGTTCATATCGTTCTCTTTGAGAAGCGGAAACGTCATTCAAAGAGCCACGCTCTTCAATATTAAAATTTTCCACTTGGTAATTTAGATAATTCTGCGCCCATGTTTCTTTACCGCTTGAATCTAATCGTCTAACTAAATCTTGATGACCAGCAGCGTCTTTACCTTGAAATCTGGTTTTTGTTGGTATCAATTTATGCGTACCAAAAGCTTGACCATCTAAGGCAAGCTCATCTAAAGTCTTTCTTCTAAAGATCGCTACGAAAGAAGCGAACCATTGAAGTCTATCTGACAAGGAGATTACTGAGCTATCGTCAACTACCTCTGCGCCTTTTCTATTAAAACTTTCTCCAGTTCTATTTAATTGCATCGCAGTAATAACTGGACATTGAATCTCTTCCGATATTCTTTTAAGTTTATCAATTTTATCTCCAATTGCTTGATGCTCTGCCCAATTTTGACCGACCTTTTCTCCAGTTAATTTTATATAATCATAAGCTATCATAGCTTGATTTCCTCTACCAACTTTTGAAAGATACCATCTACGGATTATAGAACAAATTTGATCTATATTTTTATTGCCAACATGATAATGAAAATATTCATACTTCTTTACTTTGCCCCAAGCTTCTCTTACTTTTTTTGTCATTTCTTCATTTTTACGCCAGTTACCAGTTTCAAGATACCAAACTGGTACTCCGCTCAAAGATGCAACCATTCTTAATTGAATGTCTACGGTTTGCATTTCAGTATCCAAAATCAAAGTCTTGGTTTTATTCTTTGGATTAATAGCTGTTTTAAAACATATATCGTTAAGCCAAGTCGATTTTCCTTGTCCAGGTCTGCTCGCTATAGCATAGATATTACCATTTTTTAAGCCACCATACATTCTATTAAATTCTGAATATGGAGTAACAAGCCCAGTTTCATCTTTAGGAGAATTTCCTCTTTCTTCGATAAGGTCTTCTACTCCTTCAAAAATATTAATTGGTATATCATTTTCTGAATAGGAGGATATTTTTTTATTATATATGCCGTCTATCTTGCTAATGATCTCATCTAAAGAATCTTCTGCATTTTTAGTAACATATTCTTTAAGATTGTCTGCCGTTTGACAAAGCTCTCTTCGAACTCTAAATTTAATTAATTCCTTGCAAGCTGTCATAGTAGCTTCTTCTGTGATCTGAGAAAAGGTTAAATTGTCTATATAGTCAAAAATATTAATTTCATCTTTAAAGGATATTCCTAAATTCTTTATCTTTTCTGCTAATAAGACTTTATCTACGTTTTCGCCTTTATGTTTAATATTCTTAAATACTGAATAAATAGTAGAATGCACATCATTAAAGAAGTCGTTTTCTGATAAGAAGATATCAATATCAGCGAATAGATCTTGATATTTTAATAAACCGCTAAGGACATGTCGTTCTACTTGCAGGGAGTAAATCATTCAATATATATGATACCAAACTAAAAATTAAAAGTCAAGTTTTAACTATCCTCGTCGTTATCTTCTTTATCTTCTTTTTCGTTATTTCTATTAATTAAATCTGTGGTTGCTTCAAAATTCAATTGATCAACACTTTGCCCCCATGTATTTAAATAATATAAAAGTGCCATAGCATTTATTTGATTATCAAATTTTGTATATACTTGAGGCTCACCTTTTGCTGAGAAATTAAATAGAATATAACCGCCGTAACTGCACTCATCAATTTGTTTTAAGAGTGATTCTGGAAAATTAAATTTTTTCTTATTAGTCACCAAAAGTTTTACACTAAAAAATTAATACTTTAAACTTTTCTTCTATATATTGTGGTGATAAATTTTTAAGGTCGTCTTCATAGAGTTCTAAAAATTTGAATTGATTCATATCTATCCATTTTTCTTTTTTGACATCCCTTTTAATGCTCTCAAGATATTTTAATCTTGAATTATCATGAAAGAATTTATTAAAGGATTCATGCTGAGATCCTTGTATCTCGACGGCTATCTTTTTCGTTGCATTTAATAAATCTATCTTAAGCATGCTTCCGTAAACAGGGAACTCCTCATAAACTATATGATTTTTCCAATAAGGATAGAAAAATGTTTTAAATTTAAATTGAAGTTTGCTTCTGCTTTTCCCTTCCCAATCGATTGAGTACTTTTTTACATTCTTGTTAACGAGTTTTCCGTTAACATTTAAAAGTCTCATAGAACTAAAGTATTAATGAATTTATTATAAAAATAATCTACAATAGGTTTATTATCTTCTAAGTAAGACCTAAGATTATCTATGCCTTGGTGCTGTTTTTTTAATTCTAGATTTTCTTTTTTAACCTCTTCAATGATCTCATCAGTAAAAGTAACCCACGCTCCTTTGGCAGACGCAAACTCCCAAGAAAGAATTTGATCAATAACCTCGTATTCCCTCCATACTGAAGAACCGTGTTTTCTGCCGTACTTAATGGGATATTGAATTTTGGAATTCGTAGTTTCATTGGTAGATTTTTTGATAGTAATTTTGACATTATGCCCAATTATCTTATTCTTGACTTGATCGTATCTTTCATTTGGTTTTTCTAAGATAAGGTCTTTACCAAATTTTGGTTCAAATTCAAGTATCCAATTAGCAAAATGTAAAAGAGCATTTCCACCAGTTGCGGTTGTTTGACGAACATCTTTATTAGCAGCGTATGGATCAAGTTTAATATCTGAACGTACTTGACTTATAAAAATAGCCATATGTCCACGTTTTGAAAGAGCCAATGAGATTCTTTTCATTAACATTGAGGATATTACTGCTCCACCCGCTACCTTTGTGGCTTCTGTCATGTTCTTAAGGCTATCTCCTTTGGTCATTAAGCCATCAACGGAATCTAGCATAAATAGGTATCTTTTGCCTTCGTCATTATTTTGTATTAAATCTTTCATTAATTCTGAAACTGTTTCAAAAATATTGCATTCAAAAACGAAGCATGTGCCGTCTTCCCATTCTTCAGCAGAAGTTACGAATTTTATTCCAGACCTTTCTTTAATCTCTTTGCTTAACCTTCCTTCGGCTTTGAACAATAGAGCTTTGGAATCTTTTACCGTTTTAAGGAAGTTCTTCATTACTTCTAATGCTTCTGAAGTTTTACCACCTTCATTCATGCCTATAAATCTATGCAGTCCTGGACACAATCCACCGCTTGTTGCAATATCTAAATTTAAACTTCCAGTAGATACTTTATAATAGACCTCTTCTTCGTAATTATAATGATCATCTTTATTTTCTTTCAAAAATGAAGATAGTCTACTTTTTGCGCTTGGCCCAGTATCTTGTACTGGTTCTTGATCTTTAGGTTTTCTTCCCATGGTTTATAAATTCTAACAGAGTTTTAGGTTTTTTGCAAATGTTTTTATCTTCTTGCACTTTATTTTCTTCTAAAACTATATTCTCCTTATTTAGATTTAATTTAAATTTCTCATATTCAGATAATATGAAAGCCTTCCCTTCGTTCTTAAGAAACCAAGCAAGAGAAGGCGGTGGACTTCCCAGATCTTTAAGATTGTCCCAAAAATCAAAAGAATCAAATCTTTTGACTAGTCTTTGAGCAATTTTGATTTCTCTTGGCCAATTAATATTTCCTTTAACAAACTTTTTAACTACTAATTGACAAAGCTTATGGCTAGATTTAATTTTAAACATTTTTAATCGTTAGGATTACATCGTCATATCTATTTTTTATTCTTCTTAAATCAAATACTTCATACTTCATTCTATATTTATTTGGGATTTTGTCAATCAGAATTTTTAAATTATCTTCATTTTCTATATCTTCTATAACAAGGAGTCCACCTTTAGTCAATTTATCGGAATAGTTTTGTAAAGTAAATAATTGACTTTCCAGGTCATGAGGGCCGTCATCAATAATAATATCAAAATCAGGTAATCTTTTTAAAGTATTTAAATCGTAAGCATTTTCTATCATGTAGTTTGCGCCATCAAATTTATATTCTTCTTTTAATACATTATATATATCAAGTCCATAAAAATTGCCATTTGAGAAAAACTTTTTCCATAAAAATAATGAAGCTCCACAAGCAACACCAATTTCTAATAAATTTATTTCTTTGTCTTTGTACTCTTCAAAAGCCTTTTCGTAAAAATTTTCTATATAACTATGATCAGTATTTTTATCTGTACCATGTAGAGTGTTTGTGCTATTTAAATTGTAATGATTAAGTATGCTAATTAAGTTCATATTTTTTTAAATCATTTTCTACCATTTTTTTAACTAAATTATCAAATGAAATTTTTGGTTTCCATCCGAGGTCTTTTCTTGCTTTATCTGAGTTTCCTAGTAGTAGTTCGACTTCGGCTGGTCTATAGAATTTAGGATTAACTTGTACTAGCGTTTTATTTTCATTAGAT